GGAGGCATCAATCGTTGCCACACTGGGGTTGATGCTGCTATACACGACATCAACACTAGTGTTGTTGCTGGTCGGTCGTGTGGTTATAGCAAACGACGCGTCTCCAAACGTTTTGGATGATGCAACTGAAAACGTGGTGGATGAAAGGGTGGACGTTCCTCGCGCAACGGTAAGCGTGTTGCTGGTATTACTAGCCGCATCGTATTGGTTCGTCTGGACTTGAGCTGCATTAAAAGATACATCACCCGCAGCCACCAGAGTTATAAAATTACCGGATGCATCAATGGTTGCCACACTGGGGTTGCTGCTGCTATACACGACATCAACACTAGTGTTGTTGCTGGTCGGTCGTGTGGTTATAGCAAACGACGCGTCTCCAAACGTTTTGGATGATGCAACTGAAAATGTGGTGGATGAAAGGGTAGACGTTGCGCGCGTCACGGTAAGCGTGTTGCTGGTATTACTGGCAGCGTTGTACTGACTCGTCTGGACTTGAGCTGCATTAAACGATACGTCACCCGCACCCACAATGGTTATAAAATTACCGGATGCATCAATGGTTGCCACACTGGGGTTGCTGCTGCTATACACTACATCAACACTAGTGTTGTTGCTGGTCGGTCGTGTGGTTATAGCAAACGACGCGTCTCCAAACGTTTTGGATGATGCAACTGAAAATGTGGTGGATGAAAGGGTAGACGTTGCGCGCGCAACGGTAAGCGTGTTGCTGGTATTACTTGAGCTTAAATATTGTTCGGTTGCATCTTGGGTTGCATTGAACGACACATCACCTGCACCCACCAGGGTTATAAAGTTACCGGATGCATCAATGGTTGCCACATTTGGGTTGCTGCTGCTGTACAGGATTGCACCGCTGCTATTGCTGGTAGGTCGCGTGGTTATAGCAAACGACACGTCTCCAAACGTTTTAGATGATGCAACTGTGAAAGTTGCAGATGCAAAAGTTGATGCTACTGGCGAAGAAGCGGTTCTGATAAAAATAATACCGCTCGAGTTTACTCCATCTCCACCGTACAAATCGTATGTAGTACCGTTTATTGTTGCTGACGTTACTTTTGTATACGTATCATTTGCATTTACTTGATAAACAAACGTTCCGTAGTTAACATATGTTGTTCCAGCGATTGTAACTGGCTCACCTTCATCGCATGCAACGACATAGCTTGACATAGTTATATATATATATATATATATATTTACTATAGTAACATAATAAATAATAAACAAATATTTGTTGCGTACATTTTTGAAGTTTTGAACCTTAAGTTATATATTTTTACCAACAATGTCAAATTTCTCATCGCTATATGGAAATGTATGTAACTACAGTTTTTCAAACCGTTATAGCTCGTCACTCTGGTCCAGGTTTCAACCGGCCGATTACAATACGTCAACTTTCACACCAGACCAAATTAACGAACGACGCAAATGCGAAATTCTTAAATATAAGTCAAATACAACTCAAACCACAAAAAAACAACGATTCGCAGCAGCTTCTAAAGGGTCGCTCCTAAAAAAGCGTGGATTCGCGAGTCAAACCGACACACTCACCGTGGCAAATACGGCGAACCTTCCCGAAGTGAACGGAGTTTTTATTTGTCCATCATCTGAAAAAAAATGTACGCTAACTACGGAAAGTGATGTCCCCGGACCGCCAAGGCTGCTATGCCTTGACGATAACGTACCCCTTTATAATAATGTTCGTGCATACGAATACAAGTCAGGCCAAGTTTTAAGGTCGCGAATTCCAACTACCGCACTTACTTCTCCGAACAACGTTAGTATTGTTTCCGGAAATAAATCGCTCGTTATTTCATGGTCACCTCCTGACAGAGACTCGAAAGGGCTGTATGGTGGTTACGATTTGGCCGGGTATTTGCTAGCATATTCTACAGACAGGACCAATTGGACAAATATTTCATCTAAAGTTCCGAATCTAAGTGACAGTAGTGGGTACGTCGATGCATCTACTTTAACGTACACCATAAACGGTCTCGTAAACAATACACTTTACTACGTAAAAATTTACTCTATAAACACATCGACCCCAAAGGCAACGTCAAGTTCAACCTCAACATTTCCAGCAATCGCCTCGGCAACCACATTCTTGCTGCCGACCAAACCGCTTAATTTTGCGGTAACGGGTGATACTGTCGCCACAACTGTAACCGCGACTCGGCAAGGTGGAAGTGTCAATATTGATAAAACGAATTTGATTGCCACATGGACCGCACCCTCGTTCAATGGCGGAACTCCTATACTCTCTTATCGCATTCAGTACTCGGTTGACAAAGTAACATGGACAACACTTGAAGCGCACGTGAATTCAACCGACATGGCTTTTGATGCTCTCAGTGGCATATACACGTACCGATTTACCGGAGAGAATGACCAAGGGCTGAACACACTATCTATCGTAACCAAGTCATTGTACTATGTTCGTGTTTCGGCTGTCAACGAGGTAGTGAGAGACGACGGCTACGCGTCGCCGTTTTCTGCAACGCTTCCAGTAAACACGCTCAATGTGCCGTCAAGCGTAACCGGCGTAACCCTAAGCTCCGGCACGCAAGTGGGGGTTGTGTTGCTGGCGTGGAATCCTCCGATTGATAACGGAGGCAGCGCCATTCAAGCGTACAGCGTGTCCTACTATAAAACCGTGGATACACTCAAGAGCATCGTGTTCACAGGGTCAACCACGCTCACAAAGTTCACGGTATCCGGCCTTGATAGCGAAAACCAGTACTACACGTTTCTGATTTCCGCTTTGAATGGAACGTACTCGTCGACCCCTTATGAAATCACGGGACGAGCCAATACAACGCCAGGAAAACCGATTGGTTTTAAAGTCGCAGCTGTGAACGGCCAGTTTGTGGTGTCGTTTGTCATTGATGACAGCGGTGGTTCGGCAATTACGTCCTACATTATAGGCGTTTCAAAAAACAATATTACGTGGGAAAACTACGAATATTCCCCAGTAAATACGCAATCCGTTGGAGCAGTCCAGCTGAATTTATCAACGTCCGTTATGACAGTTGGAAGTACGCGCCCAGTATTTGAAACAAAAATACCCTACTACTTCCGAGTATCGTCTCGTAATGCGCTGTTTCCATTGAAGGAGGGGGCGTTTACAACGACCGACACGATTGGAACGATTGTAGTAATTCCCAATCCAATTACGGATATTTCAATCGAGGAACTTACACGAACTGTTGTATCCATTTCACCTGTAACCGGACTCTTTGTTGAAACCGTCGAGTCCTACCTGTTATTAAAATGGTGGTGGACCAGTTTGAAAGGCGGAAACCCGACTACCGTTGTAAGCGACGATATTGGCGGCGATAAAATAGAAAATGTTGGATACATTTTGGAATATTCGGAAACCATCGGAAATTTCAAAATATGGACAAAGTTCAACACAACTGCGAACCTTATCAAAGAGCGAACGCTTGCATTCACGTATATAAAACCCGAAACTAATTATTTTTTCAGAGTGTATGCTGTGAATACCGTTGGAACATCGGTTGCATCGGTGATTTATAACACGCGCACAAACAGCGCGCTATAGACTTATCCCACAATTGTTGCTTCGCTTGATGTCGCTTCGCTTACAAGCAAGTACTTTGAAATCATGGTATTTGCTTCTAACACTTTGCGTGTGCAGAGTTCGGTAAACCACTGGTACGCGGTGCGTTTCAATAACTCGTCGGCGGGAATGTAGATGCCCAGCGCATTAGGCGACAACTCAAAGTCGTAGTCACTCATTAAATCTTCAATGAGGACCGGTTTTTTGGTGCGCGTATTTCGGCATCCCAGCTCGTCGGCCGAAACTTGTCCAATGCGAAATGAACCCGACGTCTGCGTCGAAGACAAATCGGTATTCACAATTTGTTGAAAAAACCATCTCGCAGGTTCGCCATGAAAGTCAAACTCACTGGACGCGTCCTTGGATATTGCACGTTCCAGATGAGAAATATATGCTTGGATTGCCGGGCATTCGCGCTTACAACCCATAACCCGTGTGGATGGAAAGAACTTCATTTGCGATGTCACGCTGGTGCGCGCCGGCAACTCGCCGACAAACGCATCATACTTTTCCGTATACTCCTTGTACGTTGGATACAAGTTATAAAAACAAATGAATGACGACGGCATAACGAGACCACCGTACGTATGCAACAAGTTCGCAATTGCAAGTTCGCGCAAGTGGCCGCTAATTGGCGCCGGTAAATTATTCACTTTGGTGGACCACCCAGGAATCACCTTGTGAAACGATGAGTCGTCAATGAGGCACACGTTAAACGAGTCGCCGCATTTTTGAATGAGGCTGCGCACCGTTAAAAATTGGTACGGCTGGTTGAGTTCCATGGACGTGCGTGAACCAAAAGATTCCCAGTTGCGCGCATTCTTCTCCAAGTCAATGTGTATCCAGAGAATCGGCTTCTTGCTGGATGTAAGCGTGGAGTCGTCATTCAATAAATATTTTTGTATCAAATCATAATCCGTCATTCTATCTTGCTTTTCTTCTTTTCGCTTATATCTGTCGTACAGTACGCCAATTGTCATGAGTACGCCGTATGCGACAAAGAGTTTGACTAAATCGCTCGTTTCTATCATTTATTATTTGATTTATATTTGAATTATGTTATATATTAATGTATTGATGTATTAATATTTCATAATAAAAAAAAACATGAGTAACTAAATAAAAAAAATAAAATATACGGGTACATTAAGCTAGCTATGTCCAAAAACATTCTTCTTGTTGATAAGCGTGTCGAAGCGTACGAAACAATTGTATCTGCAGTGAATCCTGAACTATGCGTTCCTATTGTTTTTGACTATTATACGGAAACCGTGGAAGACATTAAAGCAAAAATACAACGCCAAAGCGTAGCTGGCGCTACCCATATCGGCTTAGTACAACACAACTATGGCTTACCTCAATACATGTTGTTCGCAGGTAGCACTGGAAGCCGAGTATTCAATGTGGCAGTTCAAGACCCTACCATGGAAACGTGGTCGGAGCTGCGCGACTTTATAAGCTGGTGCAAAACAACCCCGGAAATCAATGCGCAATACTTTGATATGATGGCCTGTGCCCTGTATTCCGATAAAAATTGGAAGTACGTGATAGATACACTTACCGCGCAGACGGGAGTAACCATCCGCGCATCCACGGACGACACGGGCGCATCCTCGCTTGGCGGAGACTGGTTCCTGGAGTCGCATACTGGCGTAAACCTGAAAACCGTTTATTTCACGGAAGCAATTGAACAATATAAAGGAATATTGTTACGAGTTAACTTTGTAAAAATGGCTAAATCGTATGCGTATGAATTCAAAGGTGTTGCCACAGGTTCTGTTATTACATGGGGAAGTTCATCTAGCGGTGGGGATTCAAGTACCGTATCTTCAAGTTTACAATCCGGGGTTGTATCGATTTATTCCTCCTATGCTGGTGCTTTTGCGGCGCTGAAAAGTAACGGCAGTGTTATCACGTGGGGGGATTCAGGTTCTGGTGGAAATTCTAGTTCAGTCTCGTCTAGTTTACAATCAGGAGTTATATCGATTAATTCTAATTTTTATTCTTTCGCAGCGCTGAAAAGCAACGGCAGTGTCATTACATGGGGGGATTCAACGTCTGGTGGGGACTCAAATTATCCATTATCAAATGGGTCTAGTTTACAATCCGGGGTTGTATCGATTTATTCTATTGGTCTTGCTTATGCAGCACTGAAAAGTGATGGTAGTGTTATTACATGGGGACGTAGTACTGGTGGGGATTCTAGTTCAGTATCTTCTAGTTTAACTTCAGGAGTTGTATCGATTTATTCTACTGATACGGCTTTTGCAGCGCTGAAAAGTAACGGCAGCGTTATCACGTGGGGGGATTCAACTAATGGCGGAAACTCTACTTCAGTATCGTCTAGTTTAAGTTCAGGAGTTATATCAATTTATTTTAATTATTATGCATTTGCGGCGCTGAAAAGTGACGGCAGTGTTATTACATGGGGAAATTCAACTAATGGCGGGAATTCTAGTTCGGTATCGTCTAGTTTACAATCTGGAGTTGTATCTATTTATTCTACTCACTTTACTGCTTTTGCAGCGCTGAAAAGTAACGGCAGCGTTATTACATGGGGTGATTCAGCTAATGGTGGGAACTCAACTTCTGTATCGTCAAGTTTACAATCCGGGGTTGTGGCAGTTTATTCTACTGGTTATGCATTTGCAGTGCTGAAAAGTAATGGCAGCGTTATTACATGGGGAGATTCAACTAATGGCGGTAATTCAAGTACAGTGTCTTCAAGTTTACAGTCCGGGGTTGTGGCAGTTTATTCTAATCATTTCGCATTTGCTGCTCTGAAAAGTGACGGCAGGGTTATTACATGGGGAAATTCAACTTATGGCGGGAATTCTAGTTCGGTATCGTCTAGTTTACAATCCGGGGTTGTATCGGTTTATTCTGGTGCTTATACATTTGTAGCGCTGAAAAGTGACGGCAGTGTTATTACATGGGGAGAGGTAACTACTGGTGGGAATTCTAGTTCAGTATCGTCTAGTTTATCTTCAGGAATTATTGGTTTAAGTTCTTCAATATACGCAATTGCCGCGTTGAAAACCTCTGCATCAACATTTGACCTTTCGGGGTCACTTTATAGCGATATGGATAGGTACACCATTCTTAGAAACAATGAAACACGGCGGCGGGTGAACTTGACTACCCTCAACAATAATGTGTTTACATTGTCTTCACCAAGTGACATTCAAAGATTAAATCCAAACATTCCAGCCGGTAAAACACTGAAGATTATTGTTCCAACCTATCAATCTTCATCCTATTCTATAACATCGACTGCAACTATTCCTTAAGGACTTTTGACTTTGAACCATCATAGTTTTTACAATAAAAAAAATAATAGTAAATATTATACACACTTAAACTATGTTAAAAAACATTCTTCTTGTTGATAAGCGTGTCGAAGCGTATGAAATCATTGTATCTGCAGTGAATCCTGACATATGTATTCCTATTGTTTTTGACTATTATACAGAAACCGTGGAAGACATAAAAGCGAAAATACGAAGCCAAAACGTATCGGGGTCTACCCACATTGGGTTAATTCAACACAACTATGGTTTACCCCGATACAAGTTGTTCGAAGGTAGTACTGAAAGCAGAGTATTCAATGTGGCAGTTCAAGACCCTACACTTGAAACATGGACGGAGTTGCGCGACTTTATAAGCTGGTGTAAAACAACCCCGGAAGTCAATGCGCAATACTTTGATATGATGGCCTGTGCCCTATACTCAGATATAAACTGGAAGTACGTGATAGATACGCTTACCGCGCAGACGGGGGTAACCATCCGCGCATCCACGGACGACACGGGAGCATCTTCAGAGGGAGGAGACTGGTTCCTTGAGTCGCATACTGGCGTGAACCTGAAAACGGTGTATTTCACAGAAGCAATTGAACAATACACAGGAATATTGTTAATAATTAACCCGAATAAGTATTTTAAGTTCTATAACTTCAAAGGCGTTGCCACAGGTTCTGTTATTACATGGGGAAGTTCATCTAGCGGTGGGGTTTCAAGTACAGTGTCTTCAAGTTTACAATCCGGGGTTGTAGCAGTTTATTCTACTCTATTCGCATTTGCGGCGCTCAAAAGCAACGGCAGTGTTATCACGTGGGGAGATTCATTGTCTGGTGGAAACTCAAGTTCCGTATCGTCGAGTTTGAGTTCAGGGGTTGTGGCAATTTATTCTACTGAACGCGCATTTGCGGCGCTGAAAAGCAACGGCAGTGTTATCACGTGGGGAACATCAAATTATGGCGGGGATTCAAGTTCCGTATCGTCGAGTTTGAGTTCAGGTGTTATAGCAATTTATGCTGCTAATCTTGTATTTGCAGCGCTGAAAAGTGACGGCAGTATTGTTACATGGGGAGACCCAGATTTTGGAGTGAATTTTTCAAATTCAGTTTCTTCTAGTTTACAGTCAGGAGTTGTTCAAGTGTCTTATAATTATGATTCACTTGTATTTCTGAAAAATAATGGCAGTGTTATTTCAAATCATGGTGATAGTAATTTAAATTCTGGAGTGGTGGCAGTTTATTCTAATAAATACTCGTTTGCGGCTCTAAAAAATGACGGCAGTGTTATAACATGGGGTTCGGCCGATTCAAGTTCGGTATCTTCTAGTTTAACTTCAGGAGTTGTAACAATTTATTCTACTGAAACGGCATTTGCAGCGCTGAAAAATAATGGAAGTGTTATAACATGGGGAATTTATGCTGATGGTGCAGATTCAAGTTCTGTATCGTCTAGTTTACAATCTGGGGTTGTATCAATTTGTTCAAATACTACATCATTTGCGGCTCTGAAAAGTAACGGAAGTGTTATAACGTGGGGATTCTCAACATATGGTGGAAACTCAAGTACAGTGTCGTCCAGTTTACAATCCGGAGTTGTTGCAATTTATTCTACTGAACGTGCATATGCCGCTTTAAAAAGTAATGGAAGCGTTATTACATGGGGTGCTTCGAGTGGCGGTGGGAACTCAAGTACCGTATCTTCAAGTTTACAATCCGGGGTTGTGGCAGTTTATTCTACTGGTTATGCATTTGCAGCGCTTAAAAACGATGGAAGTGTTATCACGTGGGGAACTTCTGGTGGAGACTCAACATCGGTAAGTTCTAATTTAACGTCTGGAATAATTGGTTTAAGTTCTACTTATACCGCATTTGCCGCGTTGAAAACCTCCGCATCAACATTTGACCTTTCGGGGTCATTTTATAGCGACATGGATAGGTACACCATTCTTAGAAACAAGGAAACCCGACGGCGGGTAAACTTGACTACCCTCAACAATAATGTGTTTACGTTGTCTTCATCAAGTGACCTTCAAAGATTAAATCCAAACATTCCAGCCGGTAAAACACTGAAGATTATTGTTCCAACCTATCAAGCTTCATCCTATTCTATAACATCGACTGCAACTATTCCTTAAGGTTTTTTTTTACTTTGAATCATCATAGTTTTTACAATAAAAATATAATTTAGTATACAGTATATACATGACTAAACTATGTCCAAAAACATTCTTCTAGTTGATAAGCGGATTGAAGCGTACGAAACGATTGTATCTGCAGTGAATCTGGACCTATGTATTCCTATTGTTTTTGACTATTATACAGAAACCGTGGAAGACATTAAAGCAAAAATACGAAGCCAAAACGTATCGGGGTCTACCCATATCGGCTTAGTGCAACACAACTATGGATTACGTCAATACAGATTGTTCGCAGGTAGCACTGGAAGCCGAGTATTCAATGTGGCAGTTCAAGACCCTACGCTTGAAACATGGTCAGAGTTGCGCGACTTTATAAACTGGTGCAAAACAACCCCGGAAGTCAATGCCACCTATTTTGACATGATGGCCTGCGCCTTGTACTCCGATACAAACTGGAAGTATGTGATAGACACGCTTACCACGCAGACGGGTGTCACTATTCGCGCATCCACAGATAACACGGGCACATCTTCACGGGGAGGAGACTGGTTCTTGGAATCACATACTGGCGTGAACCTGAAAACGGTGTATTTCACGGAAGCAATAGAGAAGTATAACGGAATTTTTTACAGTTATCCATTTAAAAGTAGAAACTATACAACAAAAAGTTTTGTAACTGGAAGTGTTGTTGTATGGGGAAAAAATAGTTTTAGTTCAGATTTAACAACCAAAATGCCATCAACCTCAAGTTTAACTTCGGATGTTGTTGCAGTCTACTCGAATAACGATGCATTTGCAGCTTTAAAAACGAATGGGAGCGTGGTTACATGGGGCGACCCTTATGCTGGAGGGGACACAAGTATCGTTAGCAACGATTTAACTTCAGGAGTTGTATCCATTTATTCAACAGCCTTCATGTTTGCAGCTTTGAAAACAAATGGTAATGTTGTAACCTGGGGTACAGGTGAAATACCATCTTCTAGTTTATTGACAAATGTTGTTGAAATATATTCAAATAGTTTCTTATTCGCGGCATTAAAAAATAATGGAAGTGTACTTACGTGGGGAGACTATGAAGGGAATCCGAGTTCCGTACCTTCTAACTTAATCTCTGATGTGTGTCGCATATATTCTAACGAATACGCTTTTGCAGCTTTAAAACGTAATGGTAGTGTAGTAGTATGGGGTGACTCCGCTAATGGAGGATTGTTTGGTTCAGATTCAATTGCTTCTAGTTTATTATCTGGGGTTGTTGTAATATATTCTACTATCAATGCATTTGCAGCTTTGAAAGATAACGGTAGTGTTATAACATGGGGTGACTCGAGTTATGGCGGGGACTCCAGTTCAGTAGCATCAAGCTTAACATCTGGAGTTATTTCAATTTATTCTTCTAGCTATGCATTTGCAGCGTTGAAAAGTAATGGAAGCGTTGTTACGTGGGGATTCTCAACATATGGTGGAAACTCAAGCACTGTATCTTCAAATTTAACATCAGGTGTTGTAGCGGTCTATTCTACTGAATATAGCTTTGCAGCATTAAAAATGGACGGAAGCGTTATTACATGGGGTAATATGAATGTATCAAGTTTATCTTCTGGGGTTGTTGCAGTCTATTCAACCGCCCTAGCATATGCATTTCTTAAATCGAACGGAAGTGTTATAACATATGGAGACCCATTCTATGGTGGAAATTCGTCGTCAGTATCTTTAGATTTATCTTCAAATGTAGTTGCGGTATACTCAACTGGCTCCACATACGAAGGCGCAGCATTTGCAGCTTTAAAAAAAGACGGAAGTATTATTTCATTCGGTTCAAATGAACATGGTGCCGACTCAAGTAACGTGGTAGACGATTTGACATCCAATCATTTTATGATATACTCATCTCATTATGCATTCGCGTCTTTGAAAAGCTCTGTAACAGTATTTGATATTTCTGCATCCTACTACGCTGACGTTGATAGGTATAATATACTAAGAAAAAAGGAAAACCGTCGTAGAGTAAATCTTAGTACTCAAAATGACAATGTTTTCACATTATCACAGTCCAAAGATTTAACCATAGTTAATCCAAATATTCCTTCAAATACAACATTGCGTATTATTGTTCCCAGTTATATTGATGCATCTTATACTATAGCATCAAGTGCTACTATTCCAAATACGTTTGGAAATTTTATTATTGCATGTGATGAGAGTGAACCAATAACTATAGCTGATACGACTTATGTAAACTATGGGTCATTTGTATATGAAGTCAATGCAAATGAAGATGGTACAGTTTATACAAAAATAACGTCGACCACAATAAATTCAAAAATATATGATTTGTATGGCGGAGATGGAATAAATTCAAGCGGTATCGTTTTTATTACTGGTTCCAGTTCGCCTTCACCAGTAGCATCCACCTTCTCAGCAGCCACGTTCACAGTTGCTTCCAGCAAAACGTTTGGCGATGCGTCATTCGCGATAACCACCCGTCCCACAAGCAACAGTGATGGTGCAGTCACTTATAGTAGCAGTAACACCTCAGTAGCAACCATTGACGCTTCTGGCAGCTGGATAACCCTAGTTGGTGCAGGCGACGTATCTTTCAATGCCACACAAGACGCGTCCGCGCAGTATTTGAGCTCAACTGTAACCAGCAACACCTTGACGGTGGCGCGCGGAACATCAACGCTGTCGTCGGCAACATTTTCGGTTGCTTCCAGTAAAACTATTTTAGACACATCCTTTACTATAACCACCCGTCCCACCAGCAACAGCACCGGCGCAATCACGTATAGCAGCAGCAATCCCGACGTGGCATCAATCGACGCGTGCGGAAACTGGATATCTTTGGTCGGTGCAGGCGATGTTTCATTTAATGCTATACAAGCGCAAACCAGTCAATATTTAAGCGCAACTGTAACCAGCAACACGCTTACCGTGAGTAAAGCAATGCCTACGCTAGAATTTGTAAGTCCGCCCACAATGAAAAATGTTACAGACGCGGCATTTACAGTTACGGCCAGTAGCGCCAGCTCTGGTGCTGTTACGTACAGTAGCAGTAATACATCATTTGCAACTGTTAATTCAAGTACCGGTTTAGTGACGCTTAAAGGAGCCGGAACTGTAATCATCACTGCATCTCAAGCATCTACTGCAACGTATGAATCACCTACAAACGCAACTTGCTCGATTGTAATTGCTTCAGCCAGAACAGCACTACAAGGACAAACGGTTTCGTCAAGCACGTCATACGCATCGGTTGACTTGTCAGGCGCATCGTTAGTTGGAACCACCATTTCTGGCGTATCGTTTTCAGGTGCAAATTTGAGCAATGTGGATTTTTCAGGAGCGGTAACTACAAACACAAATTTTACAAATGCAAATATAAGTGGAGCAATAAACTTGCCTACATTCAGCACCGTGCAAAAGCTGCAACTGCTTAAAAACATTAATAATGTTGAAATTGGGGCAGTACAAGTCAATGTTCCGGTTACAGGAAACGAAATTAACGCGCTATTAGCAACTCCGATTAGTGAAGTTGCTACTGCAACCTTTACAATAAAAGCACCACTGGGTCTTGATGAAAATGCCAATAAATTAGTAAGCATTAGTTCATCTGATATTTCAAGTGGAAAATCAGTATACATTCCAATGAACGCAAACGAAAATGTAAATATAAATAATGTGGTGTATTCTTTCGACGGTACAAATATACTTGACATTACTGGAAATATAGTAACAAAATTAACGATACTTGGAGTAGAGTTCAACATATATGCTGGTTCTATTATTGCTGTAAATACGACCGTGCCTATGAGCGTGAATCCGGTTTTAACACCATGTTTATCTATCAACAACTCATCCAATCGGTGGTTTGGAAACCAATCAAATATAGCCACTTCTGATTCTAGCGATAGAATCAAACGGATACGGAACCGAGCAGTCTATCAAAACGTTATGAACATTGCATCTCAAGGAGGGATAAAACGCACAAATGGTAATGGGATTTTCACACCAGCCACACAATTGAATGGAAAGTGTGTAAGCTTGCCGGGTGAAACAGGTAGTAACGGGTGCGTGTCCTTTTACATTCGGTCTGCACCCAATTATGAAAACTTACTACATGTTACACAAGGTATATATGAAGGTTATTCACGTTTGACCGGGGTAGCATCAACGCCGGTACCAGCGAATGCGGACACTTTACTCAGCATTACCGAAAATCGATATAACTATTTAAATCTCAACACACCTAGTGGAGGAGCAACAACCGATTTGCTTGTGTTAAGTGAACCTATGCCCACTACCGTTAATAACGGTAACCGTAGCAAAGACCCTGGACAGTGTATGGAATATCCACCAAACCAAAATCTAAGCATTACATATGGCGGAGAAGGGTGTTCCGCCCCTCCCCCTCCAGGATAGTTATATAACACAGTTCATCCGTTATTCAAGAGTCGAAACTCTTTCATGAATTTTTTATTCATATCGCGCGCAATTTCGTCTTGTTTGGCCATCAAGTATGCGCGATGCGTGCACTGTTCCGCGTCTCGTTCTTTTTCTTTATCTAGTACACGCATGGCCTCTGCATTGCGCAACGGTGCAAACTCCACAGATGAAGCTGACGTGCTGCGCTGGTTACGCAACTCTTGCACGTTACGGCACCTGGAACCAGTATGCGTTTGAATATCAGTTTCCGTTATTGGAATCAACGTTTCCGTGTGCGCGCGCTTCAAGTCTTCGTACCGTATACTGCCGCCGCCGCCACCGCCGCAATCGTATGAAACCGGCTCACATGACGCTGCCGGAACAAGCGCCATCATGCGCGACCGTGCAGATTCAAGTGAAGCCGACCACTGTGTTTTAGGAACCGGCCCCTCAACTCCAGACGCTGTATCTACATCTCCATTCCGAAACCAGTCTTCGTATCCGGCATCATCTTCATCATTCGGTACGCGGTAGCGTTCAAACGCTGCATTGAACCACCGATTGAATTCAGACGGCGACATGGATGCTAACAACTTGCCTTGGTTTACGGCTCCAGCACCGGCGTCGGAATCCAAGTCGCGATACGTTTCGGCGTGCGCATAGCCCTGCGCTTTTTCGTGACGCATGGTATAAATTTGATGCAGGATTCGGTAAGCTTTTGTAAAAAATAAAAAGTATTCTTTCGGTAAGTTGCATTTGTCTGGGTGCGTTTTCAGAACGATGCGCTTTGCATGTTTCAAGTGCGTTTCATTAAATGCAACCGGAATTGCAAACAAATTCAAAATGTCTTGAAGCCCGTAGTTGGAAATATCGGTGTCTAAATTTTGCATTTTTATAAAGTATAAAATATAATTTGAAGACAAGTTTAAATACTTTATATTTTATTTCAGGTTTTTATTCGGTGGTTTTTATTTTTTTACAGAGAAGCTGCAATACTTCGTTCAAAAAATCCGCGAATGCCGGGCTCGTTGGACCCGCTGATAGAGTCATCCGACCGTACAGACGTTCCTTTCGCGGAATAAAAAAGGAGGGTGGGAATGCCGTTCACGAGTTTGGCCCGTTTCATGGTAGCATACAATTCAAACGACTCGTCTACATCCACTTCATAGCACGCCAACTTGCAACCGGGTGGAATTCCAGTTACCAGTGTATGAACCAGAGATTTAATGGCTTTACATGGACCACACCAGTTGGCTGTAAATTTTAAGATAGTGCCGTATCCATTTTTCCGGTTTTCGTTTAAAGCCGCCTCAAACTCTTCGCGCGTCAATACAATCGGTTCCATTCCAGATTTTAGTTTGTGATATTTTGATATTTTATTTTAATAACAGTATTATGTATAATGTATTTAAATTTAAAATTGAGATAAAAACATTAATAAATTATAATAAATTAATAAATTAGAGACACACCAGAAAAAAACATACGCGAATGACAACCGAACAAATATTCAGTTACAAAGATGGCAGCGTCTACATGGGCGAAATGGAAAATGGACTTCGTCACGGTCGAGGCACGCTGCGTAGTCCTGCTTACGTGTATTCACTTCAAAACAAGTATACCAGTAGCGAAACCGCGGTAGATAATGCACACCTTGCAAAATGGCACGAACATATTGGATACTGGGAAAATGACAAAATGCATGGACAAGGTGTACATTTGTGGAAGTCTGGAAACGGTGCAGAAATCACAGTGTTTCAGGGCGAATGGGTCAACGGCCAACCTCAACGACCACGTCGGCTCTCTGATACAAATAGTACAAATAATATTATCGAAGAAGAATTGGAACTTGAAATATTTGGATACTAGTTGTGTCGGTTGGTTCGATACTGTACCTTTTTTTTGCGTTTAGATACTGTTTTAGATTTAGATTTAGATTTTATATGTTTTTTTTGACGTTTTCGCCGTGTTCGTTTTCGTCTTCGTCTTCCTCCGCCATCACTTTCACTTTGTGTTTCAAATTCATTACCTACTCTTTTTACACTACGTACATTATACTTCATATCTAGTTGGTTATAAAGTTGAGTCATCGTCAACTCTGCATTCATTGTACCTATATTTTTGATATTATGCCTGACCGACCGTAACCTAATGGATTGACCCAAATAGTAACCTGCAACTTTGTTTGGAAATAATTGAAACAATAGAATGTTCAAACATAGTGCAAAGTCAAAATCTACGTATTGTTCTGAATTTCTAAACGAAGTTCCATACATCATCCGCATCCTGCCATCATCATAAGGTTCTTCTACGGTTGAATTGGGTTCAGCTTCATAACCGGTGATAAGTGCGTCAAGCATTCTGGTTGGAATATCTGATATAATAATATCTTTCAAATACCATGTTTTAAAAAAATCAATAAGTGCATTGGTTAACTCAATATTCATGATTCCAAAATTCATTTTGTTTCTTTCAACTTCTGAAATAACATTATATGAGAAACTTAGGTTAAATAAATTTTTAACTAGGGTTTGTTTATCAGCATCATTGAGTGCTAAGCGTGATGATAATTCATGTACTTTATCAGTTATTTGGTCGCTTGAAGGATTTCGTCTAGATAAATCTTTTAGGTCTTTCACATTTTCGTCTGACAAACCATGTTCATCCGCTGTAAGAATGATAGTATGGACAAACTTTGAAACAATGTGTTGCATGTACAGCGGAGTTATAACATCCACTAGCGCCACGGCTAAAATGAATGCGTAAACTTTATTGGCTGGGTCATTAGTAACGCTAATACCCGCAGTCATCAATTTAGTAACTACATTTTTATACCAGTACGTTGTAATAAACCTACTTTCTATCATAAGTTGATTCATTTTAATATCTTGTAATTGAAACATTTCTTGAATAAACAGTTCATATTGAGTAAATGTGATATTGAGTTGGTCGCACGTTCCAGCAAACGTTCGAAAAAAATTACCATCAAGGGGTACACCTTGGCCAATAACTGTTTGGATTAATCGTGACAACTCATCGTGTGAAGAAACCTGCGTCAACTGATGTACGATTTCACGTGGCGTAGCCATTAAACTGTCCCATGTACCTTGAAAGCCTGGTAAAAACCCAGATACAGATTTTAATTCATACACTGGTAATGTCAATTTCAAAAAACGTAATGTTGATTTTGTAAATGACTCGAGCGGGATTATTTTGTAATGTGTTTTATTAAGCTGACTCGAAATATACGCAAACGATGCATTTTTTTCTGACGCATACCATTGCGGGTATAAGTATGTAAGAAAACAGGAAAGGTCTTCTCCGCTACTTCCGCACTGTGAAATTTGAAAAAGGTCATCTACTATACTCATGTTTATTGCTTGACCATGTAAACTGTCTTTACTCATAGATATTCCTAAATATGAATGTTCAGGAACTCTAAATGCAGCTCCAAATGGTAAATGGTCTGCAGTTAACTGAATAAGATTTCTCTCAATTAGCGGTCTTATTGCATTCAATGCATCGATAAACTCTTTATTTTGTTTGACTTTTGCGTCGTCTGCGTGAAATAGTTGAAACAAGTTACTTTTATGCTCGTCAGTTCCATATCCTGGAACCCCTATATGTTGATAGGTGTGTTGTCTTTTAGACATTGAGTGCGACATATTATATATACACGTATAAAATAATAAAAACAAGTTTAAATTTCATTATTCGTAATGCAAATGCGCTTCCCAAAAGTATTTGCAATACGCCCATTTGATTCGCAGCCCGCGCTTTACTTTATCGTCGCTATGGTTTCGATTCTGAGTAGAAGTGGTAGAAATGGTAGAGAGTTCCGGGTTTGGAATAAGCGCACACTGTAGTGCAGGTGGAAGCACGTACTCTAACTGTTCCTGCGGCGTAATTGGCGCGGGAGGACTGGACACTAAAAGAAACGGGTGTTGGTGTTGTTGTTGTTGTTGTTGTACCGGCTGTGCCGGAATAAACCGCGCCAAATCCTGTAACAGCGGCGGGTACATGTAGTTGTATTTCCACTTCCAGTCAATGCAGCCGTATGTATAATATGTAAACGTCCACTCGAGCCCTTCTAAATAATTCATACAATATTTTTTACACCGCTTGTCGGAAATGGGCGCATCAAACAGCGCGTGGTAGTACCGCCGCTCCCAGTCCGGTTTGTTGGGCGCGATATAAAACTCCAAGCCGCGTTCTCGCGACGGCAAATGCAACGTGTCTTCGGACGACTCGCATTTATTGATAATCAGGTCGTACGCGGTGTCATAGTTGTCACCCCACTCGCGTTTCATGTCAGTTACGCGTTCTCCGCTACTGCCACCACCACCGCCACCGCCACCTCCACATTTTTTGTTTCGCAGTGCGTGCTCGTCAATCAACCGGTTATGTTCGGACGTGGCCAAATGGTCCACAAACATTCGAACACTGGTCCAATTGATACGCGGTCGTTGCCCTTGTTTTTTACCATCAAATTCATATTCGATAAAACTGTGGTTGAAATTCGGAGCCGATGCCGAAAGACGATTTTTAAACACGGTTCGGTACGCGTCCACTACTGTGGCGGGACCCGTGGTGCGAATGTTCATGCTCGGAAAATGCGGCATAAAATCGTTGCCCATCATGAAAAACATGAACACGTAGTCATACACCAAATGCTTCCGAGTGGTGGTATCTATGGTTATACTTGTATTCGCACCCGTACCCGTACCCGTACCCGCGTCAGCATCCACGGTAATGTGCTGCGCAATGCTGTCGGCCATATACGGAATGTCGACATAGTACTGCTCATTGGGGCGCAGGCTGGAATCAATGGAACGAATGAATTCCGGGGTTTCGCGGTACAAAAAAATGCGGTTGGAAATGTGCAAATGGTTCAGCGTGAGCATGATTAAGTCCGCGTCAAGACCGTATACCAGTGTGACCTGGTCGCGGTGTTTTTCAGGCTCGGCGCGAATGTGTTCGAAGATTTTATGTTCGCCTTCGCCGGGCTCCGCGCTGGTGGACAGCATGAATGTAAGGTTCGGAAACTGCGAAGCTTGGCTGTCACGGTACCGCGTCATTTCGGTGTGCAACTTGGACATGAACTCCGTACCGGGCGTGATGCACGCGGTGGACCACACCTCCGACGAGGATACTTTTGTTTTTGTTGAATCCGTTGAACCCGTTGAAGCGTGCAAAATGTCGGTGTCGATAGTGCTGGCGAGCCACGTTTTGTACCGGCGTTCGCGCTGTTGATTCAACTTGGCAGAGGGCGCAACACCGTCAAATGCAATGAATACGCTGTTTGTGGGTGCGACGGTGCGCACGTATGACGTGATAGCGTCGCACACGTGCTGAATGACGGCAGACTCATACGCGGCGCGCACCGTAGACCCCGACGGCAGTTTCACGTCGCGAACCGCGTTATAAATGAGGCCGTTGCAGTCCATATATAAATTGGAAACGGGAATCCCCAGGGACTTGATAGGTTTGACGATGCGTTTGTACGTTCGAACCGCATGAACAAAAAAACTTGGAATACCCATATCGATATTTATTTTGGATATATACATGTAATACACGCTACATGTTTATATCGTTTCGAATGTTCAATCAAACGTACGTAGTTAAATGGGTGCTGCAGATTGCACGGTGCTCCATAATGCGTCACACACCGCGCACAAGTACACGTACTTCATATTTTCTTCGTCATAACGAAGGTAAATGACTTCACGCGGAACTTGAAATTCGCTTTGGCCTTGGCTTTGGCCTTGGCCTTGACCCTTTTCTTTTTCTTTTTCTTTGGTGTTGCTGGCGCATAAATGGTTGGGACATGTCACGTGACTGATACGCGGAAGGGTTGGGTCGAGTTTCGTGTACCGGTTGATAATGTTTCCGTAATTTTGAGCGGCGTGCTTGATTTGAAGTTTAGAAACACAAATTTCTTGACGAACGGGTTCTCGGTGGCCGCAATTGCGGCAATAATGAACCAGGGACGACGAAGAGGACGAAGTAGAAGCAGATGCAGAGGATGCAGAACCTGCACCAGCAGCAGCAGCATCGGACGGGGTTCCAGTACCCGGATCGATACAGATATAATACATGTTATCGCATCTAGCGCAAAAGTGCATTTTGAATGAATGACTGACGGACCGAACGAATCGCAACTAAAATATACTTTCTTATTATTTATTATATTTACATATTTACATCAATTTATTTATTAAACATATTAACATATTTATTAAACATATAATATTTGAATATTTCAATAACCATATACTACATACTATAACGAAATTCAGTGATGACCGATACCGGTACCGAGTCCCTACTCCATTATGACGTAGAAGTTACACCTATTTCATCAATAAATTATGCAGAGCTTAAAAAGGCGACAATTGATGCATTAAAACAGTTTCAAACCGAATGTAGAGAGAATTTACCGGGTGAGTTTACAACTTATTTAGATGCGTTAATGGGTGAGATTGATTCAACACATAAAGCACATGAGCTGCATACAGCATCGTCTTCTTCTTCTTTTAGACCTCAACCTAAACCGGTACAACAAATGAGTAAGGATGATGTGAACAATTTTATTTCAAATCATAAAGATGATGCAGTGTTCTTAGTTACGGGCGGAAGTTTCAATCCGCCGCATAATGGGCATATTCGAATGTTTGAAACTGCGTACAACCAACTTATGACAATAACGGCAAATACGGGTAAAAAGGTGTACGGCGTTATGGTACCTGCTCCGAACGCGCATATAGAAAATAAAATATGTAATGAATTAAAAGCCTCCGGCTGTTCCAACCCAGCAGTAATTGATGCTATCAAATTGAAACGTATTGAAATGCCTAATAGAATAAAGCTATGCACGCTGTCGTGCAATAGTTTTAATTGGGCCGACAAAACAAAATTCGGCCCATCGAATATGATTGTTGTCAACGAGTCGAGTGGTGAGCAGGGAGAAACTGTTGTTGCAATGTCACCAATAAATACATATTACTTATGCGGCAGCGATTATTACGTAAAGGCAAAGGATTCAAAAAATAAATTTATATTTATTACTAGAAATGGGGATAAAATTGAGACCGATAAAAAAAGTTTTACATTGAAAGAGGCAAAATCCGTTACTAACGTTAAAGCTGACGATATCATGATTCCAGGCAATGAGGACGACGATAGCGAAGCATCGTCGTCGAGGTTGCGAACGATATTAGATAATTTAAAGTCTGTTGAGCCAGGGGACGATGGTAGTTTAGATATACTAAATGAACCTATCGGAAAAAAACTGTTAACCAAAGAAGTTTACTGTGAATTACTAAAAACTGGATACATTGTGGGAAACCCCAAAGGTATTCGGTATGCGGAGTTATTGGGTTGTAATGACCACCACGATGATGACGATGAAAATCAGGATAAGCCTGCGAATTATTTATCTACCGGTCTTATAAACGGCGGCAAAAACCACTGTTACTTCAATGCAGCATTTCAATTACTGTTTTCAGCTCAGGGATTACGAGAATGGATTAGTGCCAATAACGATTCATTAACTAAAGAAAATCTAATACAAGTGAATGCAGCTCAAATGTTGAAACTCATGATTGATGCAAGTAAATCTGGTAAAAAAAAAACGGTCGAAGATACAATATATAAAGATAATTTAGCATATATGTTATTTGAAAGAAAAGATAAAGAAGAAAAAGATGCCCAACAAGACTCGTCTGAAGTATTAATCCGTGTATTGGATGCCTTTACAAGTGACAAAAACCTTCAGGGTGCAGTAGAAAGTTTGAAATTTAGAGAATTTGTATTTAATACTAAAACTGGTAGTCACGTGACTGATGTTCCTGATAATGCTGAAAAATGTATTACCGGATTAATTGCTATATCCGATGCGAACATAAACAGTATACAAACTGCTTTAGATGCATATACTAATACAGTCTCTAAACTCTCTGATACGTTATCATCGCAAACCCAAATACAATTTGATGATAAAAATCGATACTTTTTAATATATTTGAATAGAACAACCGGTTCTGGTTCTGGAATGAATAAAAAAAAAATTATCGTTGATAGACAAATTACTGTAACCCAAACGTATAATACAGAAGGAAGAAAATTGTCATCACAAACGACGTATAAGTTTAAATTACGAGGTGCGATATTGAAATCTGGAAACGCGAGTGGTGGGCATTTTAAATATATATCATACGAAAATGGCCCGGACAAACCAATCACTTATAATGATAGGAGTGTTTATGAAAGCAAAGACGAAGAACTGACCGGTGAAATTAGTATAGAAAATAACTCTTTTTTATTTTTGTATGAAAAAGATGATACCAAAAAATAACAGAACATATATATACAATTCACCACACGGTATCCTCCGTTTGCCAGTGCATTTTATCCCCGGGTTTGATATTGTATATTTTATTGAACAGCGCCATTCGCGACAGCGGAATATTGGTCCGGTACTTGTCCAGTGGATGCGGGTTGGATTTCAGTTGTGCGAAAATCGACCGCCGGTATATCTTCTGCCGGTTCTGATTCGCAAACTCCGTATAAAATTTCTCAAACGATATCATCCGCAGCGGCGTCAACATTTTAGACCGTTCATGTTGCGCATTCAAAACCATCTCGCACAACTTCAATCCCGTAATATCCGCCAAATCTTCGCTCAACGACAACTTGGCATCAAATTCCAGCCCGTCGCGTCGCGCCGCCAACTCGTATTGCCGTTCCACATTCGCCAGTTTTCGGTTATAAATGGCCGAATCGCGTGGCGTCCACCATGACCGCATATTTCCCGTATGGTCAAATATGCGACCGTACACGTGCAAGCAGTGCCCGACTTCATGTCCCAGCGTGTAGCCGATACGCGCCAAATTGTATTCGGGTCCGTGCGCCAAATCCACGAATCCCGTTTGAAAGTACCCCAGCGGAATGTATACCGAATTCCGCATTTCGGTATAATACGCGTTTGCCACATACGCTTGCGACCCCACAAATTTCATCTGCGCCCAGTCAATTTGCGGCATATCATATTCCGCGCGCCCTTCATTGCGCACCGCCACTTGGGTCCGCCATTTAAAAATGGCCGTCAAGTTCGTCCACCCGTCCTGCGTCTTGAATCGTGCAGAAACGGTTGCGGGAACGTCCGGACCCAACTTTTCAGGTAACCCTATCCGGATATTGAGAGATTCCAGTTTACGCAAAGCTTCTAACCGTGTGGATTTACTTACCCACGTGTTTGCACGCACCATGTCTTTCGCGGCATGGCATATATCCCGCGCAACATTTTCAGCATACTTCACCTGGTCCGCATTAAAAAACCGGCGCTTATACTCGTGCGCAAAAAATGAGTCGTACGCGTACGTTGTGCCGTACAACGCCACAATGCGTTGCGGTAACGGCGCCGCCTGGCCACGCAAGTACTTCATGCAAAACGCGAAATGAATGTCTTTGGACCATTCGGCATGGTACTGAATGACGTGCCGCGCGTAAATGTAAATCCAGTAACTGCGCCACTTGGCCGATTTCCATCCACGTGACTTTGTACCTGGTTCATCTGGTTCATCCGCATCATCTGCATCATCCTCATCATCATCATCATCATCATCATCATCATCATGATATCCCGCAAGTAACGACCTCATCATACACTTCAAATATCCAGTAGAAGAGCAAACGATTTTATCGTTTGGCAATGGCTTATTGTAACCCAAATGTTGAGCTACTTTTTGCCAATCCAATCTTGTTTCCGTTTCAAGCTGACTCAAAGTTATTTTTTCATATTCATTTTCATTGTCAAATTCTTGTTGTTTTGAACTTTGGTTTGATTTCGATTTCGAGTTGTAACAGGCCATGTGACGAATTATCATTTTTTCTATTTTCAGTACGTGTTCGCCTGACAGTTCTTTTTCCATTCCAACCGCTTTGAAAATGTCATTCATGTAGGTGATATACGTATTCAACACTTCTTGTTGGTACGAGGCAGGTTCCTTGTGTTTTTTTTGAAAATGGACACGCAACGTTTTATTTTTAGTTAACTCGCTTCTTTTAACTGTTCCTTTATTCGTTCCTTTATTCGTTCCTTTATTATGCTGTTTTTTATTCGACCATTTACCTTTAACGTAGTACCGGTAGTCGTAGAGTGACAGCTCCGGGTACGTGATATGACTTACAAAAGTTTTACTGTTTTTTTCATCTGCAGACACATCCCATGATATCGGACACGCATATCGCGTCGTTTCATTGGTGTTCAAGTACGCCAACAGTTTCCACAAATCGTTGTGCGCAATGCACTCATCCAAAAATGTGGCAAACTCATTCACATGATTCACAACGGCCGACGATGAGAGCGGCGTATTCAACGAGCCATATAAGCGCTTTACTGCAGGAGGGGTAGAAGCAGCGTTAACAATTGAAATCAGCTGGTTGTACACGGCGTCTTGCGCCAACCGAAAATTATCGATTTGCACAATGTATTCTTGTCCGTGTTTCAAGCGTTTGGACCGTATCCAGCCCCGGTTCACGTAGCTGAAGAAATCAGTTGACGGGTTGATTACCTTTTTCGTTACTACTCCCGTTCCGCAAACGCCGCGTCGTTGCGCGTTGGCGTATTTGATAATGTCGTCATACGCTTGTTGCGGCGTTCGACTTACAAATCCCCTGCCTTCTTCATTTTCCAACACAGACATATTCATATATTCACATTAATATATCTGTTTATTTTTATTATTATTTTTATTTTGTTAGTTATACCATTATTATTCAATTGCAATTTATTACGTTGGACAAATGCGCGCGTGTTCGCGAATACGTAGTCCCGCCGTGTTGCATATCGGGTTTTGCATTTTGTTCTTAATAAAGTACGGTGTAAAATTGCTTCCGTGGTACTTTCCGGCATTTGCTGCCGCCATTCCAAAAGCACTTAAGAACGAGTTTCCGTTTTTGGTAATGGTGGTTTGTTTCAGCCGTTCCATACGGAGCCCGGCCGAAACCGCACCCTGGGTTTTAAACGGCGTGTTGTTGGGTTTCACGACGGGTTCTACAAAACAAGCCGCGCCAGCCGTGTCTTGATACTCGGGGCGCACGCACATTGACGTGTTTGCGCGCGCATTCTGGTCAAACGTGCGTCCTCGCGCGTGCAGTCGCGCACGGTTGTCCGAATAATACGCTTTACTCAACAGCGTGGACCCGGTACGCACCGGACGCAATTGAGGACAAGGTCCCACGCGGTTCGTGTTGTAAATGCCGGTATAAATTTTATTATCGCCATATTGCACGTATCCGGGGTTGTAAATGGTGCTAACGTTGGACCCCTCGCCGGGCGCAAGCGTAACTGCTGAGTCCGTGCTGACGTACGCATTGTTAATTGCTCCGTTGGTAGCAGTGTCACAGGCGCAGCTTCCATTTGTGCGCATCACCGCGCCACCGGGAGCATCTAATATTCGAAGCGTCACCTTTCCGCGAGTCGAACCCGTAGTTCCTGTAATGCTGGGGGAAGATGAAGTGGTTACACGAATGAGCTGTCGACGCCAATGTTTGATTGGAACGGGACGCCCAAAACTGGATGACCCGTATTCGTTTGGATTTGTAATGAATCGGGCGTCCGCGTAAGGCGATGTATGCGATGGGTACACGCTGAACACATTTCCCGTTTTCGATTGAATAAGTCCTGTTTGGGTGGTTGTCAAAGTATTTGAAACATTGAAGTTGGTTGGTCGAGACATTTTAATTTATTTTATTTTATTTTGCTACTAAATCTTTTACTATTTGTTTTATTTTATTTATTTTATGTATAAAGTTATAAAGTAGAAAACTAGAAAACGCGAAAAAAAAAGAAATGCAACGACTTTTAATCTATGTGGTGTTTGGTTTTTTTTTATTTTTGATACTTAACTGCTTACTTTCAAACTCATCATCGTCGTATCCGCATCCGCAACGACTGTTGGAAGGTGTCGAAAACAAAGATAACCCCGAAATAAAATGTCCTGAGTCGTGTACTGAAGTAAAGGAACTACAAAAAAAATTATCGGATTCGATAAAAACGGTTCAAAGTTTGGAACAAAAAATAGAGGCAAATCGACAAACGTCATTAATACATTCCAACTCGATTAAAGATATCAACGATTCTCTCAAGGAAATGGAAAAAGAAAAATGATGAATGATAAATGATAAAAAAAAGAAATAACAAAAGAAAGAAATAAAAAAAGAAAGAAATAACAAAAGAAAGAAATAACAAAAGAAATAAATAAAAAAAGAAAGAAATAATAAAAGAAACCTGCATGAATAAAGTTTTTATTTACGCAGCAATTATGTTATTTGCAGGACTGGTTGCATTTCACGTTCACACAAAGGTTTTAACTCGCGAGGGAATGGCAAATGCGAATGCGCCACCACCGCCCTCTGCATCAAAAACACCGCTTCCTTCGAACCTTCCAAATTCTCAAACAAAGTCTCAACCAAAAACCAGCGCTTGCGGTGACGATTGCAGCACCTACGATGAAATTAATAAAACTCTGCAGGACTTTGAGAAATTAAACAAACGATACGAAACCAGCAACGAGTCGGTTCAAAAAGTAGACAAAGATATTATTAAACTTTCGAACAATGTTAAAAATATGGGAAATCGAAAAACACCCGGAGGGAGACCCCCTATGGATAAAAAAATGGTATCTTGATTTTCATGTCAAACCATTATACCTTAATGTTCAATTTTTCATTCTCACTGCTCATTCCGGATGCAGCATTTTTTGGGTACCCGGGATTGGAATGTGCTTTATTAAAATAGTCAGGGTCCAATTCCTTCTTTCCTTTAACAACATTTTGTTCACCTGGCGTGGGTTTCATTCCAAACAGGTAAAGTACAATTGATGAAACGTACGTCATCATAATGAACGGAACAAACACAATGAACCATGAAATTAAGCTGAGGCCCGTATCACACAAGTTTTGAAGAATAAAGAGAAACACGAGCGTGACTAAAAACTTAAAAAAAGCGGTCACGTGGTCTCCTCTAAACAAGTCAATAATAATTTGAATAATTGAAAACCCAAGGTACAACAGTGCCGGAGGACATAATGAACTCACGAGAGGCATAGGAATATGATAGGAATATGAATAATAAAATGGAATACTTAATATTATTGTATTTTATTTTATTTGAATTGAATAACATTTTGATTATTTTGATTCATTTGATTCTTAAAAATTTCATTTTTTTACACATGTGTCCATGAATTTTCGTATTTCGGTATACACCAGTTGATTTTTGGATGTAACTTGACTTGCTTTGGTAGCATCCTTTGGAGCAGCAGACCCGGTTAAGTAGTACCGAATCACTGCAATTTCATCATTGTTATAGCGTGCCAGGTGCACGCGCGCTTCTTCTTCCGTATACTCCGTTTGGTTCAATATGACATTTACTTTACACTGGGTGATTTCTTCATTAGGCACAAGTTCGCGGTTATCATCTTGGGATTTTCTACGATACACAGTTTTACCGTTATCAGGAGACTCGTATATCCATTCAGGTGCAGACTCTGACATTCCTTATACTTTCTATATGTATGTATGTTTATATTTATATTTATATTAAAATTGATTTAAATTGGTAAGCTTATACATTATGTCACAGACGAGTAACAAGAAGAAACATCACGACAACAACAATGGCAGCTACACATGGAGCAATAAATAAAGTGGATGAGTTGATTGCCAAGGTGGGAGAGACCTTGCGAGTTCATCTTACTGGATTACATTCCGAGTACGCGATATACAAAGAAACACACGATGTTATAATGGCACTTCCTGCAGTTCAAAACGCCATTCGTGAAGGACGCGAAACTCGTGAAACTTATGAAAATCATGAAACAGAAAATAAAAAGGAACAGGTGCAAATATATATTTCCACCATTGAAGCTCTGAAACTTGAAAATGATGCACTGCGTCTTCAACTTTCAACTTCTTTGAAACCAAATTCAGGTTCAAATTCAAATATTACATTGGTAATTGAGGAATCATTTGGGGAAGAAGAATTAACTGAAAATGAAATATCCGGCGAAAGCGAAGAAGAAGAAGAAGAAGATGATGATGATTCAGGTGAGCCGCACGAACCCAATAAACATGTCACAAAAGAAAAGGTCGAAGATGAAGAAGCAGAAGAACACGAACAAGAGGAAGAAGCAGAAGAAGAGGAAGAAGCTGACGCAGAAGAAGAAGAAGATGATGAAGCTGACACAGAAGCAGAAGAAGAGGAAGAAGAAGCTCACGCAGAAGAGGAAGAAGCTGACGCAGAAGCTGACGCAGAAGCTGACGCAGAATCTCACGCAGAAGCAGAAGAAGAGGAAGAAGCGGACGCAGAAGAGGAAGAAGCAGAAGAAGAGGAAGAAGCAGAAGAAGAGGAAGAAGCGGACGCAGAAGAGGAAGAAGCAGAAGAAGAGGAAGAAGAACACGAAGAAGAGGAAAAAGCGGATGCAGAAGAGGAAGTAGAAGTTATTGAAATTCAAATCAAGGGGAAAACATATTTTACAACCAATGAAACTTCTGGTGTAATTTACGAATGTCTCGCAGACGGAGATATTGGCGATGAAGTCGGAGAATTCAAAAACGGAAAACCAGTTTTCAGGTCAAGTCAATCAAAAAAATAAATACATAAAATGTAATCAAAATAATAAATACCATTTTATTTTTGATTCTGAGTTGGAAACATGTATTTATTTTTATTTTTTGCAGTAAACATTGATGCTGATGCCATTGAGGGGGTTGATGCCGACGATGCCTGTACGTGCCCTGACACTGAACTTGAAATTGAATTAGAACTTGATGATGTGCTTCTACCGTTTACTAAAAAGTCGTTGTTATCATCATACAGTTCAGGTAACGAGTGTGTGAGCGGTTTATTGACAATGTATAACAAATGGTCGCTTTTTAAAAGCTTGCGATATTCCTCAATAGTTAAGTTTCCGTAGTATTTATTCAGCGTGTACCTGGGGTCCGGAGCGGGTTTCACCGGTCTGTCCGTGTTATTACAAACGTTGTTATACATTTCATTCAACATTTGTATTCGTTCGAATTTTACAGATGAATCTAGCGACTCACGAACCAAATAAGCGACTGCACATTCAGGTGAACAAAAACAGCCGTATACCGTATACGAGTCAGACGCTTTGTTATACAGTTTTGGAATATGAATGACGGGCGTGTTAAACTCGCACGTATCCCAAAAACATGCCGAGTGTTGAACGGCATTGAACATTGCGTTGTCGCTATGAAGTATGACTTTCAGTTTGTTAACCTTTTTATATATTTCTTTCATTGGTTCGGCAGCTGTAATTGTAACAATGGGTACAGCCGGTGGTGTCAAATCTGGCCCATTTCCTGAAAAAAAAGCAGATGATGATGTTATAAACTGTTTATTAGAATTTACAGAACAAGAAGAAGAAGTGATAGTTTCAGTCGGGTTATCCGGTATCGGCGTTTTCAGTGTTTTTAATATTTCACTTACTGACTCCATTTGATGTTCTTCAATCACTTTTTTATATTTTTCATCTATACTTTCGTCACTAACACTTATGCTTGGTGGTGTGGTAGTTGTAGAGTTTTTATATTCACAAGCCGATTCACTTATGTCACTTGAGTCAGCATAGGACTCAACTGCCTCAATATTCGGTTCATATTTGAACATAGAGATTGAACTGGAATGCATGTCTGTATAACTACACTTCAAATGAAGGATAACATTTGTTGAAACCAAATTTGTTTCAAGTTTATGATGTTTGTTATTTTGATTTTGATTTTCAACCGATGATGCATCATTCACGTCGTTCAAAGAAATAATTTTACCACCTTTGGGTTTTCTACCACGTTTTTTGTAAACAGTTGTTATTTCTTGATTATTTGGATTGTTTGGAACTTTCGGAACTTTTGGAACTTTCAGCTTTTTTGGCTCTTTCGGCTCTTTTGGCTCTTTCGGAACTTTCGGCTCTTTCGGAATTTTTGGCTCTTTCGGAACTTTCGGAACTTTTGGCTCTTTTGGCTCTTTTGGCTCTTTTGGCTCTTTTGGCTCTTTTGGCTCTTTTGGCTCTTTCGGAACTTTTGGCTCTTTCGGTTCTTTTGGCTCTTTTGACTCTTTTGACTCTTTCGGAACCTTTTCCTTTTTAGAGACCTTCGGCTGTTTATAAACTTTTTCTTTCAGAACTGATAGCAACTCAGGAGTTTGCATTATCGTTATTTGTTATGATATGATAATATGTAACTTGAGTAAGTAATTTAATTTAAGTTGTTTTCATAAATTATTTACGAATAAAAAAAGTGTTAGTTGGTCTACTATTATATATGTTGTTTATTTACCTTTTGTCTATTCCTTTTTATTTTTTAAGCATTCGAGTTTGCGACCGTGTTTGCATTGGATGGCTCCGCTGTAAATTCGCATTACCTAGACGATGTCTACGGTACGGTTTGGGTTTGGGTTTGTGTTTCAGGGTTATTCTTCCAAATACAGCTCCCATTGTTATTGTTTAGATGCTTGATGTCTACGTCTACTGTCTACTACTAACCATATCAATCATATAATGAAAATGATATCAATTTTTTAACAAACCATAATGGTTTAAAAAAATAAAAAAAGTACCTGTAAATAGTTGGAATTCGTTAGCAATATAATTAATATCTTACTAGTTGCTTTATACTATACACTTACCAGTTACCAGTTTGTCCGCCGCCCGCGCCCGCATTTACATCACGCTCGTTTGTTCGTTCTTAGTGGGGCTGCTGCTGCTGAATCTTGAGTAACCTGGCTGATTGTCTGCGCTTGTCGTCACGCTTCACCCAATATTCCGAGCGTCTTCCTGCTTTCTGAGCAACTGGAGTAACTGGAGCTGAAGTGTCTTGAAGTTGTACCATGGCATCGACCGCATCAGCGAGACGCTTTTGAGCACGAGTTCGAACAAGCTGCACGTTTTCAAACAACTGACTGGAATGAGCTGGTTTTGTAATTGCGATTGTGACCTTTTTGGTAGATTTTTTTGTCAATTGGGTTTCGACAGTCTTGGTACTACTTCTGGTACTGCGTCTTGGGGTTTTGACTTCAACTTCAACTTCAACTTCATTGTAGTCTCCGAATTCTTTTGACATTTCATTTTTTTCACGCTGTTCGCGTTCGCGTTCAGTGTACTGTCTCCACTTGATTTGATTTGAAGTTGCACGAGTGCTGCTCATTATTGATTGTACTTGTTTGTATCACTGTATTCATCATATATAAACATGGAAAAACAATCTCAATTTTTTTTTCAGTTTTAAATGATAAATCGCTATTTTTCATTTATTCATTCAAAAACGAAAAAAAAAGTTAGTTATGTTTATTTATATCATATAGATAGTTAGTGAGTGCTGTACATGGTGTTTACGCTAACCAATTTGTTTTTGGTAATGTACTTACCCGTTGGTTCAACAATCAGTATCCCCAAGGCTCCAGACTCGTTGTAGCACACTTTGTTTCTCTCTCCTCCAGTCGAGCCCAGGTCTTCGATTCTTCTTGGTTCTTGTTCTCTATCGTCAATGTCAAACAACTGTTGGGTTGCAGTATCCCAACGTAACACACGCCAGCCTCGATGTTGGCCCTTCCATCGACCATCCGCGTGTCGCTTACTTTCAGCGTTTTCAAACGGGTTTCGAATACGTGAACGTGTAATACCGTGATTCTCACGAGATGCGCAATGTGCATCCCATACGTTGTCCCAACTGGCTTTTCCATGAACGCATGCATACCAGGTTCCTTTGTATTCAGGTATTTGTTTAGGATTTCCAACCACACGTGACGAAATTGCAGTGCTTCTTGAACATCCCATCTGCTGTAACAACCGACGTGCCGTGTATTTGGACAAGCCAGTTTCAGGACAGTCCGGGTGACGAATTTTAGTCGCTCTTTCCCGAACAATATAGTTTTCACAGTCACCACCTTCCATTTCAACACTTTGGCTACTCACGCTTTCACCTTCATCTTCAGCGTCCATTGCTAAGCTTGAAATCTTTCGCATGGCCCAGCGTGTTGTAATTTCAAAGTACTGGTCATACGTAATTACCCCTGCCGACAACTGAAATGTTGGCAAGTGACCGTACACTTGGATTCGTTGAAACTCATTGTCATATCGCTGTGTGTAATGATTCACACGTTCTTGTGCTTGGGCAACAGTCGTGTACTGAACCGTGTGTCGAAAGTCGTGGTACGCGAAGATTCTGTCATGGCACGCCCATTCCGTCGACCGCGACGATGTTTGGTCAATGACGAATATGTATTTTCGTCGAGGGCCTTCTGCCAGGTCGTCCCAGTATGATTGTTCGGACCATTCAATTCTGTCGGCACGAACGGAAACCGCCGTAGATTTTTGACTCGGTTTCACACATCCCGTTGACTTGTCGTAAATGATACTGAAGCCTTGTCCGTGCAACTCAATAAACCTGTAAACGTGGTTAATGAATATGTGAAATGCTTTGTTGTCCACCTTCTTTCCGCCTTCACTGTACGACAATCGAAGTACAATGCAGTTTCTTTTTGGGTTCACTTGAACCGCCGCGTTGAGGTCGCTGATAATTTGGCGGCCCTGTTGTGAAATTGCGAATCGGCATTCACCATCTTCTTCGACTTTTTCAAAGAATGGCAGTGCGTTTGTAACCAACCCCTCTTGCAGGAACCGTCCCGACCCGCAGTAACCTTCGGACGGCGTGTACGTAATTTGATTGGTTACAAGAATGTCATGAAGAAGCTCATGTTCTTCCAAGGTTTCAACCTGTCTTGCAGACGCGTAAATGACTTCTTCGGGAGTTGCACTGTACAAGATGACTTTGACGGTGCATTCGCGAATACTGCGAATAAACTGCCACAAGCTGCTCAGGATTTGGAGGGGCGCAGTAGCATAGTCACATTCGTCCAGGTGCATGACAATAACTTTTCGTTCTTTAACACGGTCGCTAATCCAGAGTTTGCACGCTTCCACTCTTTTATGACTGGTTGTTGAAAACACAGTGAGATTTTGTTGTCCTAGTTCTTCGCGTTGTTCAGCATCTGCAGTCCTGTGCCATGATGAAACAAACATGTGAACACGTTCTGGGTTACCTGAGCCTGAAACGCTGTCTCGCTGAGCAACGTATTCTACAATTTCACGCTTACCGCTTTTCACTGGAGCCTTGATAGATATTTTTGAATGGCCGGGGCTGTGGATATAAGGCAATAACTGCTCTTTGACCCAGCTCGTCATGTGATGCCTTGCCCGTTCAAAGTAGTCGACTGACCACGGTTTTTGTTGTTGTTGCTGTTGTTGCTGTTGTTGCTGTTCTGCCATATTTATAACGCATGTTTTTTTCACAATAATTAATTGAAAAAAACAATCAATTTTTTTTTAAGTAATGAGTTCACATTCCGTCGCTGTCATCACACGTATTTTTATTTTGATTTTGATTTTGATGTTGTTGTACCCGTTTTTCTTCACTAAGTTCATTGTAACACTTTCGACATACGGGTATGTAGTTAGAACACCCGATTAGTTTTTGTTCGGTCTCATTGGTAACACGAAAGCTGAAAATGCCTCGTGTTCCGTCACGACACTTGCTGCACAAGGATGTGAGCTTATCAATTTTGTCACAGAACGGAATGAGGTCGTTTATGGGTCCAATCGGTGCGCGCATAAAGTCGCCATCCAATCCACATATGTAAACACGCTTGTTATCAACGTCCACCCATTTTCGAACGTAGTCAACAATGTCTGGAAAGAACTGTCCCTCGTTTATCAAAATAACGGCCGCGCTCCGAATGGCGAACCCATTCACGGGGTCAACCGCCAAGTCTTTGATTTGACCACCTCGAATACACGGAATCATGGTTCTGTCATGCGTCGACATCATTGTATCCGAGTACCGTGTATCTTCAGCATAGTTAATTGCAACAACCGGAATGTTGCAAAACAAGCACTGCTTATGAATTTCAACCAATTTTGATGTTTTTCCGGAAAACATGGGTCCCAGGATAAGTTCAAGGTATCCATTCCCACTTTTAGAACACGACGATGCACCCCACGATGATGACAGCGCCGCCCCCAATGACGACATGGACGCTGAATGATGAAGCATTGTATATGTTGAACTTAATTTAGCTTTATACCGTTACCTGTCATTTTATAGACAAGTGATAAACGCAACAATTTTACTTATATTGTTTATTTTTATTTTCTTCAAAAACACAATCATAAAAATACTGTTCGGCTGGGTGGATAGACGCCTGTTTCATTCGAATCTCTCGAATTATTTTTTCCAGTTCCGTTTTTTTTCCAGTTGCGACTATTTTATAAATGTAGTTATCAATGTCGGCCCGTGTCGGATTGGCATTGTCTGGCATGAGTGTTACCATATTATTGTAATTATTGTAATTATTATTATTATTTTGTTTAAATGATATTAAATAGTGAAATACAAGTTTATACAAATTTATACATAATGGCGGCGACACCATACTTTGAGTCTTCAACACCATGGGTTGAAAAGTACCGGCCAAAAACATTTGACAACATTGTGCTTGACAAAACAAACCAAGTTATTTTCAAAAATATTATTGAAAAGGGCTATTTTCCAAATTTATTACTGTACGGCCCTCCAGGAACCGGAAAAACCACGACCGTGATAAATTTGGTAAACGCATTTCAAAAAAAATATACAAAGCCAAGCCCAACCTCAGATACTGAACCCGCGACGATAGCTCAACCCACTCTTGGTCTTGGAACCGTGATTCACTTGAACGCATCCGATGAACGCGGAATCGACGTAATTCGAAGCCAAATCAGTACATTTGTAAACACAAAAAGTTTGTTTGGACGAGGCTGTCAACTAAAGTTCATTATTTTAGATGAAGTTGATTACATGACAAAAAACGCTCAACAAGCGCTGCGCTACTTGATTAACAATTACAATAAAGAAAGCGCGTGTAACGTTAAATTTTGCCTCATATGCAACTATGTTAGCAAAATCGACGAATCACTACAATCGGAGTTTGTAAAAATGCGCTTTAATCAGTTACCTGAAACATGTATTATTGATTTTTTAAACCAAATTAACGTTGCCGAAAAACTACACTTGTCTGACACCACATTACGCAACATTCAAACCTTTTTTGGGTCCGATATTCGCGGAATGATAAACTACATGCAGTCCAACCAGTCTGCATCCGAGTCAGCATGTAAAATCATTCACCCTGGAATATGGACTGAACTGGTTGAATTAAAAACTGCATCAGAGTTATCGTTCCGGCTGAACCAAGTTAGTAAAGAATACAACATCGAAAAAAAAAGTATGATACTGCAGTTCCTGAACTACATCATTCGAACCCGTCAAACCGACGTTACTCCGGAATTGCTGACGCAGGTTGAACACGCCATTCACAACCAAGAATATAACTCCAATCATGTTGTTGAATATATCAGTTTAGTCATTATGAAATGGAAATCCCTGTTAAAATGTTAAAATGTTAAAATAGAAAATAGAATATAATATAAAATTGAATTTAAAGACCACTTAAAGACCATTCTATGATTGTACTGTACTACTGTACAATCATAATAGCATCACTAAAAATGACCGACCTTGATGATGACTGGGAATTGTTTAAGCGCAATATGCATACCGGCGATGAGATAGACTCGTTCACCTCGAACGAGTCGTTTGACTCATTTGACATATCAGCATCGTCATCGGAAATGAATGAGGTAACCGGAGCATTGGCGCATGTTCCGCCTTTTAAAGGCTCCGTTCCCGTTTGCAGTCCAATCTATATTTCGACTACAACCAAAATAGCGCATTTGAATAAAGAAATCAACATCAAGGAAGTATTTTGGAACATTCCAGTAATACGCTACGTGGACCCCGTGGAAGGCGTTATCAAAAAACAAATCAAGTTTTCAACCATTAATAAAGACGAATACGAAAAAATAATCGAGCGTATTCACGCAGAAAAGTGTTGCGACAACCAGGAAATAGAGCACATTGACAACCCGGAAGGCCGAATAAAGTTCAAAGACCAACGCAAAATAAGCGTTGGTCTTTCAAAAAAAGATATCATGTGTTACCGAAGCAAAAAAAAACGGGCGTTCTTCAACTGCTTTGTAATTATCATCCGAATTCAAGTCCCGAAATCAAGTGCTCCTCCTACTTCCGATTTGGAACCAAGGGAGTTTTCACATCTTCCCGAATTTAAAGAAATGCATGTGAAAATTTTCAATACGGGGAAACTGGAAATACCAGGCATACAAAATATTCAAACCCTAAACTACGTTCTTGAAATGATTACACGCATTTTACGTCCAGCCGTTTCGATGGACCTCGCATACGTTCAAGAAAATTGCGAAACTGTTCTGATCAACTCGAACTTCAACTGCGGATTTTATATTGATAGAGACAAGTTACACGAGCTTTTAAAATACAAATATCGAATTAATAGTAACTACGATTCCTGCTCTTACCCAGGCATTCAGTCCAAGTTTTATTATGTACATGGTCGCGCCGTTCAAAACGGACAACAGCCACATTATAACAAAAACGACTGTCCCAAACCCAACTTTTGTGAAATTTCATTCATGATATTTCGAACGGGTAGCGTACTCATTGTCGGAAAATGCTCTGAAGAAGTTTTATTCGCGATATACAACTTCCTTAAAAAGTTATTGGAAGAAGAGTACGACCACATTGTGAATCGCGAGCACGACCCCGACCCCGAATCCGCCGCTGCTAACGAGAGTGGCAACAGTTTTCCATTTCAAAAAAAACAACCCGCAAAAATACAAAGAAGAATCATAACATGTTCCGAAGTGCAAAGTGCTACGTACGAATCCAATCCAGTATGAAGTATAACGTATATAACGTATAACGACTTAACAGTGTGTGCACACAAATACAACCCGACCGTGATGTGCATGCGGGTCATCGGTTTCTGCATTCGGATAAATAATGTCTCTAGCAGTTCGTCCGTGAATATGAAACAACTGACTTTTTTCAACGAGGGTTCGGATTTTACGAAATTCACGTTTCCGGTCCAAATCGTCATAAATGGTTAACAGTACATGCGTGCAAATGTCTTGCGAAAGTCGTTTCATGCCTTCATCAGCCGTCATACTCAAAACCTCCCGAATTTTATCACGCTCAATTGTATACGGAATGTTGCAATACTCGTGGAACACATTACATGAAACAGTCAAATAAATAGTTATCGGATAGTTAATATTGATGTTATTGTTATTATTCATTGGCATAGGCATTGTGGTTGTTATAATTGCAAAGTATAAGTTTATATGGTTTTATATGTTCATGTAAACTTATTTTTTTAATATCATTGGGGGACTTGGGAGAATCGAACTCCCGACCTCTTGCACCCAAAGCAAGCATCATACCCCTAGACCAAAGTCCCAACATTTTTTACTTTTTGTTTATTTTTTATTTTGTTTATTTTTTTTGTTTATTTTTTTATTTTTTTTAATTTTTGTAATTTTTGTAATTTTTGTATATATAATGTCTGGATGCAGATGAATCCAGTTCACTTAGCTGCAACTGCAGCGACGCTCTTTGAAAAGTGAGGAGACATAAAACGCTGCAGGTTGAAGTAAGTCAGCTCGTCACTGTCCTTCAGCTTAAGAAGCTTCTTCAACTTGGCATCGGGCAAAATGCGACGACCGTTCGCCTTGTCCTGCAACTTATTATCGCGGATGTATGCGTTAATCTCGCGAGTAACCTCGGTCCTCGCCATCTCGGAACCGTTGCTCTTGCCGAGGAATGCGGCGAGCTCGTTGGAAATGAGGGTGGGCTTGACAAAGCCAGAAGGCTGGCGGTTGATGTTCTTGCGACGCTTCTTCTCGCTGGCCTTACGAGCAACGCGAAGCTCGCGCTCGACTTGGCGCTCAATGCCACGAAGCTCGGAACGAAGAGACGCGAGTGCAGAAACGAGGGTCTGCAACTTGCTGTGGGAACCGGCGAAAAGGCTGGTCTCTTGAGCAGGAGTAACTGGAGCAGCAGCAGAAGCAGCAGCATCAGTGGCTGCAACAGCAGCGGGCTCAGACTTGACTGACTTTACCACCTTAGGCTTAGCGGCTCCACCAGCGACTGCACCTCCGGCAGCAGGAGCTGCCTTGGGAGTCTTAGGCTTAACGGATGCTGCAGCAACTGCGGGAGAAGCGGTAGCAGGAGAAGAAGTAGAAATAGACGTAGATGAAGAAGACTGCTTGGCCATTCTATTGAAATTAATTTGTAAGCTTGTTGGGTTGTTGTTTTATACTCATCTTAGAGAGGTCTGTTTAAGTTATTTTGACACATAATATATATTTTGTTACCGTAACTCATGCCGAATATATAATATATTAAAATTTCGATAAAAAGTAAATCAAAATAATAAAAAGTAGGTTTTTTCGTCCTATCAATTATCTATTTATCCGTTGACGTCAAAGTACCACTTGGAAGATAAGTATTTCGGTATAGTGGAAAGTGACGAGTCACCCGACTTCAAATTGGGACCGCGGTTTACGATTTCCTGAAGTTCGCTGGTTCCAATTGCGTAGTTGTAGTACTGAAGGTCCGAAATGTTTCCAGCAAACCCTCCATTTTGAGCAATGTATACGCTTCCGTAATTCTGGTACGGAATGCCTTTTATCACTTGACGTTTGGTGAGTTGGCCGTTGATGTAAATATCTACTGTGGAGTTTCGCACCTTGATAATCAAGCATATCCATTTTCGCACCGGTATGCTGTCGACAGTTATCACGTCCATCGTTCCACCGCTCTTATCGTACTTGTTCATTGCTACTTTTAGCGTCACGGACTGGGTATTTATGTTTGGATTTTGCGGGTTTGTACTTACATTATCCACTTGAAAAAACACGCCTGGCGATGCGTTAGTTCCAACCGTTTTAAGGATTGCGTTATCACCACTGGTTGCGCGCGCAATATTATCACCTTTATGAAAGATGTGTTTCAATCGTCCAATATCCTCGGCAACACCGGGGTCTCGAATGAAAAACCACACTGACCACGTGTATTCAATTCCGCCATCCTGATTCACTGACCGAGTTATCGGAATGGACCCTTTTATACCCGGGTCTTGCGTAATAACTCTTGACTCGGTTGCATCAATCATGCCGTTTACAAGGAGTGGTTTGGAGTCGGGAGACAGAAACACGGCAGCCACGCTTATAAATATACGAAGCAGTACAATGAAGCCCAGTAAAACAAGCAACAAAAATGAAAATTTAGCAACCATGGAATTTGAATTCAAAAATTCGTTTGAATTGGATAAAAGTGAATCAACCGTTCCTGACCCAAAACTGCTTAATGACGGCAAAAGACCACCCGAATCCGGAGCATCAGTGGTTGCGGGTATGGATGATGATGATGACGACGATGACGATGACGATGACGATGACGATGACGGAGAAAACGCACTTCGAAACGAATCTGGTAGTAAGCTGTCGCTGCTACTACCGTTTCCGCTTCCACTGCTGCTGCCACTGCTGCTTCCACTGCTGCTTCCACTAAACATGTTTGTTGGATTTTATTTTATATTTTATACTTATACTTATGTTATTTATAATTATAAAATAAATTAATAATCGCAATAAGTTACCAAAAGAACGGACGTTGATTTGGTTCCAGCGTCAAGTTTTGAGGCATGTAACATAACTGTCTCTCGAAAAAAGAAACGCTGGGTAGTTGTTTTATTTCAGGTGTAACTTTTTCTGCGGGACTTACTAAATTGGTAGAATTGATTCCGAACAGTTGCGACTCCACATCAATTGAATTCGAACACAACAAATGCCGTGGCATAAAACTGGGTGCATACAAGTCAGGTCTTGCGGTATTCGGTGCTACATGGAATGATGTAAATGCTAAATAATCGGATGCGCCTGTGTATAAGCGCTGTCGCATGGCATAGTCGCTGGGATTATTTATATTTCGTGTGGACGCCATTGATTTGGGTATATATGGTATTAACTATATTGACTCTGTTATTATTAATAATTATTATTTATTATTTAAAGATTTTTATTAAATTCATACATACATTGTTTAACTCCTTAACTCATTTTAATGTTCAAGACGGAAATTGGCATGGGCACTGGAACCAGCAGTGCAGCAACTGGCACTTGCACTGGAAACGGAAACGTGTTGACAATTAAAACTGTACAAATCGCTGCAATGCGAACCCTCTTAACGGCACTCAAAGACATTTTGTTGGAGTCAAATATAACATTTTGTCCTGACGGGATTCGGATTATCAACATGGATAAGTCACACACCATGTTAGCTCACATGTTTTTAGCAGCAGAAAATTTTGAAGAATATGACTGTCAAAAAGAAAAAATCATCATTGGTGTCAACATGTTTCACTTGTTCAAGCTAGTGAACACTATTGACAATGATGATACGCTCACCATTTATATTGAAAACAAGGACTATAATGAAGGCATTGTATCTTTTTTGGGTTTGAAGTTTGAAAACGGCGACATCAAGCAATGCAAAACACAAAAACTGCGCTTGATTGAGCCGGAGCCCGAAGAGCTGATTGAGCCCAATGTTACATTTTCGTCTGTAATCAACCTTCCGTCTGCAGATTTTCAAAAAATTATTCGCGACTTGTCATTCATTTCGGATAAACTCGAAATCAAATCAGTTGGCAACGAGCTGATTTTCCGATGTTCGGGACAATTTGCAACTGCTGAAGTAACGCGCGTTGAGACGTCTGGCAGCATGGAATTCATTCATAAACAAAATGCAAATAAAATTATCCAAGGCGAGTTTTCCTTGAAGAATTTAGGATATTTTATAAAGTGCACTAACTTGTGCAGTCAAATCGAAATGTACCTGGAAAATGACTTGCCGTTGGTTGTCAAGTACTACGTGGCCAGTTTGGGCGAAATCAAATTGTGTTTAGCGCCGCTTCCCAGCAGCAGTTAACTTTACACTTTACTCTTTACATTTTTTATCATTTGGGTTTATAGTTTGCGTAAATTGCCGCAAGCTGCCGTTTTGCATTGCGTTTGGTCATTGGGCGTTTTGAGAAACATCTTCGGCTATTGCGTTTACACACCCGAAATTTGGATGTTTTTTTGTAGGGTCGAATTACGTATGGCATTGTATTACATTAAAGTGTGAAAAAAAAAGGAATGCGCTTTTTTTTTTCATATTTTCAGATTTTTTTAGATTTTCAGATTTTTTCAGATTTTCAGATTTTCAGATTCTCATATATCCACATGGGTCAAAAAGTGACGCCGGCAACACATTTTACGAATACCAAGTTCGTTCATAACAATTGATTCTGGGGTTTCTTCAATCAC